ATTCAGGGATACGTTCCTGGTAACCAGCATATTAATATGCTGAGAATGTTGCTTAGAGACTTCGCAATCACTATGCAACATGAGTCCAATTACACCGTGGCCACTCACAAGGAGGTCATGGACCATACGAGATCAAGCATTAGAAAGCGGTACGATAATGCATATAAAAATATAAAAAATAAAAGAATAGACGTCGGAAGTTTGCAGGCTAATATTAAGGCTTTCGTCAAATATGAAAAAATCCCAATAGGAAAACAGTACGACGAGAAACCGGCAAGGTTGATACAGTTTAGATCTTATGAGTACCTGTACTCATTAAAATCGTACATAGTTAAACACTCGATAGCAATGAAGGAAACTAAAACTTCAGTGCTGTTTGGTCAAAGGACGAATACGATATTCACCAAATTGTACGATAACCCTGGTATCGCGGCTGTACTGAGAGAATCATGGGACACCTTTGTGGTGCCCGTTGCCATCTGTTGTGATCATTCCAAATTTGACGGACATTACTGCTCCGAGTTGTTAGAAATTGAACATGAGTATTGGAACACATTGTTTAAAAGCAGTTATTTGAAGAGGTTGTTGGATTTGCAAAAATCAAACAAAGGATATACCCAGAACGGATTACAGTACAAAATGACTGGACACCGAGCTTCTGGTGAATATACCACCTCTGAAGGTAATAGTTTACTCAATTATTTCATGATAGCCACCTACCTACTTAATTGCGGGGTAACGAAAGCTAGAATACATGTCAACGGAGACGACTCAGTCATAATGGTAGAGCACGAGGACGCTGAAGTTGTAACTAACAACTTAGGCTTTTTCGCTAATTTTAACATGCAAACAGAGATGGATAGAGCCGCTTACAATTTCCAAGAGATAAGTTATTGCCAAACATGCCCAGTGCGTGTTAGACGTAATGGACACCTTGAGTGGTTGATGATAAAGGATCCCTGGAGAACTATGGCCCGCATGTCATATTGCGAGACAAAGTTTGAGAGATGCTGGCAACGGTATCTTGCTGGGATAGCTTTGTGTGAATTGGCTTGTGATAGAGGAGTACCGATGCTGCAAGAGTGGTGTCTATTCCTCATGACCAAGTCAAGACTTTCGAGACCAATTGGTAGTGTTGATAAGTACCCGGCTAGATTGAGCAGGACTGATGAGATCAGTCCTAGTGAAGTCGACCCAACGACGCGTGAGGACTTTTCTATCGCTTTTGGGGTAACACCCCAACAGCAAGTAGACTTCGAGCGTAAGTTAGCCGGGCAACTAAAAATTGACCCCCAATCAGTTTTGAAATTCATACAAACCTATAAAAACTTTCATCTCAACTAATCTAATGCACAAACATCCAATTCCGGCGAAGCAAGCTAAACCTGGACAAGGCGTA